CATCGTCAACATCGAACTCAACGGGCCGGGGCGTGTCATTATGCCCGAATGGGATAATGTCCGCGCTCAACTTCAGTCGGAATATCTCGTTGATCGCCGCCCTCATGCGGATTGGGAAGCGGCGTTAGATAACGCCCGTTGGTATCTGTATCACCGGCCTGACACCATGGGATCGGGATACGCATACAACACCGAAGCCTCGTGGAAGCAGCAGCAGGTGATGATGCACGGGGTTAGGGGGGAGTTTGTGACGAACAACCTTCTGATCCGGTCGGTGGCTTTGTTGAAGGAAATGCTCGCCGTCCGCGTGGACAACGGGACGATTGGCGCTCCTGACTCTCGCAACGAGGACTGCAAGGACGACCGCGTGTTCGCCATGGCCTATGCGGTTCAGGCGTGGATTGATTGGAAGCGTGGCCCCCTAATGTCTCAGGGCCTCACCTATCAGTCTGTGAGCGAAAGGGAACGGGGCGAGCAGACGCAGGACGTGACCCGTATCCAGAGCATTGTCGCAAACTTCTTCCGTCGTGCGGAGGAAGTGATAGAGATTGACGAGAGACCCAAATACCGTGTGGACAGGGGACTAGTATGACGGAAGAAGCGATCACGGAACCGAAGCGCCGTGGCAAGAAGCTGTCGGTCGATACCCTCCCCATGGACGAGGCTCCGCAGGACGGTAAAGCGATCTGGCTCTACGAGGACGCTCAATCCCGTATCCAATCCGTGTGGCACAACACGAGGCGGTTCAATCCGCAACGGCGCTTGTGGGAGTCCACGGGCTTTTGGGTGAAGCGAAATAGCGGTGGCGTTCCCATTCCGTTTGAACCGATTGGTTGGGCTCACATTCAAGGGTGGGGAGAAGAAGCATGAGCGATACCGATTACGTCGGGACCGAGACGCTTCCCCCTGAAGGCTATCTCCAACCCAGACAATACCGCGTCGTGTGCCGGTGTCTGCGCTGCCTGGAGGAATATAGCTGGGTTACGACCAAGCTGACCAAGCGGGACAAGCCTTGCCCCAACCCTGTGTGCAAGGAATCCATTCGTCTTGAGAAGGCGGCGAAAGAGGAACGCAACTTCCAAAGCATTTTGGAGAACGGCCCTCCCGCGCTGATCGGCAACAGCAATGTGGTCAAGGCCGTGGACTTCACCGCTGAGACGGTCATGAAGTCATACAACATGACCGATTTGAAGGACGGTATTCAGCAAGGCGAGTCCATGGCTCCGAAACTTCCGAAGCCCATGCAGGACGCGGCGGACAATTTCTTCGGTGGACCGAAAGCCAATCCGGCCCAACAGAAGCGTTTCCAAGCCCTCGGTCAAAGAGCGATTGCGGGTCAATTCCGTGGGAACGCCGTGAACCCTGATCAGGCGCTTGGACGCAGACCCGGCGAATCGGCATTAACCCACGTCGGGACCGAGAGGATCGGGTAGGCCCTACTTCTTTTTCCCCTCGATAGCCTTCTTCGCCGCGTCGGGGTCTGATTTCGCCAATTCGGCCAACTGCGCCTGCTTCTGCGCTTCTCGCCGTTGGACGCCAGCGGCCAATTCCTCGGAGTTTGGGGCGTCCACGGATTCGATCACGTCTTCCTGTGTCGCGGCTCCGATCTTGAACAGGTCGAAAATGAGCGACTTGGCTTCAGCCAAGAACGCAGGCGACGATGAGTGAGACTGCACGGTGAGCGTGGCGTCTTCGGCAATGTCCGCGTAGGTGAACAGAACCGACACTTGGTCGGGAGAGGGCGGGACAATGAGCGGGGTGGGAGGAGCGGCCTCGATCCCTGCCTGTGCCTTGGGAACCCACGCCACCAATTTTTCGGCAATGTGCGCCTTGGCAATGTCGAGCATAAGCGACCCCACGGATTCCACGTCCCGTTCAATGAGCAAGGCGCGGTCTTTGAAGCGAGGCGAGAACATACGGATTAGGGTTTCGGCATGGCCTTGTCCGCGAACCCCGGCTTCTCCTCGCCCCTTGGCAATGGGAGGGAGGCCCCCGATCTCGTCGAACATACGCTCGTATTCGTGGAGGGTGGCCCACAGCGCCTCGGGGATTTGAGGCGGCATATTTTCCACCTTGGCGTTCGGGTTTGAATCCACCCAATACCCACCGGCCTTGCGGAACTTGGCGAGCGTGTTCTGGTTCGGGGTGGTCGCGCCAATGAACTTCGTCGGCGGGTCTTCCTGTTGGCGCAGGAGTTTGTTGGTTCCGTTGATACGGGCGTTGATCGCCTCTTGCAGAAGCCAGACGTGGAAGATTTCCGACTTGCCCCAATAATACCCGTCGAGCGGGTTGGGACAGAACTCCACGAAGGGGTGCTTGCCTTCAAGAAAAGGATTGTCCGCTTGGGAGTCGGTGTTCCACGAAAGGGCGTTGATGATCTGATATTTCCCGAGCAGCAGCATGTTGTCGCCGATGATCTGGAAGGTCGCCCAATTGTTCCGCTTGTCGTCCCAAATCCACACTTCGTCCAAGGGCAGGAGCATCCCTTGCATTTCGGGAGTGAGATAGGGTTGGGGGGCGGTGAGCCAGTTGACGACGTTGTTCGCGCCGGGGAGTGAATTGCTCGCGCTACGGAACGGCTGCATGGCCCCGGTTGTGACTTGCATTTGGGGACGGCCACCGTCTCCCATTTCCCCCGCCGCTCTCATGTGTGCGCGGGCGCGCTTTTTAAGGACTTCCTCGTCAGGGTGTCCCGCCACCATACGGGCGAACTCGTAGCGGGTGATATACATACGGTGCGCGAACGCATCCATGCCTGCGTCTAGCGAGTGGTGGTTCTCTCTCAGAACGCCCATGGCCTCGGGCTGAACAAGGTCTCCCGCGAAATTGGTTCCCTTGTAGAGAACCTTGACGAAGGACTTGCCCTTCACGAGCGACCAAGTGACAGCCGACGACATGAGGGAGTCAATGTCCGACTTCCTGGCAAGGTGGCGCAGGTGAACTGAAGCGGCCTGATTTTTTGCTTTCTGTAGCACGTTAGGCAACTCAGGGTCGCCCAATTGGAACCGGAGTGAGACCGGGGAGTAGAGCAGCGATTCAAGATCGTCGATGTATGTAAACGTCTTGTTGTAGATCGCCGCGTCGTCGGGGTTTTCCGAGCCCGACAAATAATAATTCTTGTAGAACTCCCCTCGTTGCATCCTCAGCGTCTGAGACGAGAAGCACTCGTCCGCAATTTCTCTGACAAACCGCTCAATCTTTGAGGTGGGGATACGCATTGAAAGTGTTCCTATCTTACCCAAAGTATAGCGGGTTTTGGGCTCAGTTGACAGTGGGTTTTTCCAACAAGTATTCTTCGCTTCACCGGCTGGCTCTCTCGCCGGGGTTGTTGAAACCAATGGAGACTACCATGCGCGCCAAGCGTCACAAGGGTCGTAAGGGCCGGAAGTAATTCCGTCTCGCCCGCCCTTTGCAACATAGGGGCGGGCGACTCTCCTAAAGAGGTTTGTCTATGGCTTTACCGCCGATGCTAATGCCGGGAGGCGCGGGTGGCCCACCCCAAGGTGGACCGATGGGCGCTCCTCCTATGGGCACTGGGCCTGCGGCAATTCCGGGTCCGATGGCCGGTCAAGCGGCTCAAGGCATGACGGGCGTGAAGCTGGCCCTTGAGGTTCTTCAGAAGGCCCTCCCCGGTTTGCAGATGGGCTCCGAACTGCACAGCGCGGTTATGAAGTCGATCACCGATCTTTCCAAGCACGTTGCCCAAGGTGCAGATGACCAATCGGGCATGATGCAACAATTGGCGATGCTCGCGCGAGCCGCCCAAACCGATCCCGCTCGTATGGCCGCAATGCGGTCTATGGGCGGTGGCGCTCCTCCGATGGGTGGCCCTGGTGGTCCCCCGCCGATGGGCGGTCCTCCCCCTCCCGGTATGCCCGGTTAAAAGGAACACACAAATGGCTGGCAAGATTCCGCGTGCTTATATCAACGACGTTCCCGCTCACGGCGATACGGACCCGAAGATTCACACCACCCACTTCCAACACCTGGGTATCGGTGCGCGTCCTTCGATCCTGAAGCAGACCTATCACAACGGCATGATGTCGCTTGAACACGTTGGCGACTCCGCTGGCAAGGGCGGGAAGCGTTAATCATGGCCGAAGCCACCGAAGCGCAAATCCGGGCTGAGAAACTCTTTGTCGCTCTGATGAAGGACTCCAAGGCCAACCCCGTTGTGCGGGCGAAGGCCAAGGAACTGTTCACCGACGTTGAGTTTCCAGAGGATCAGATTGATCCGATGATGGAGCCGCTCCGCGCCGAGACCAGTTCGATCCGCGAAGAACTCGCCGCTCTCCGCAAGGAACGCGAGGAAGAACGCGAAGCCCGCGCTCTCGAATCGCAGAAGACCAATCTGGAACAGGCGCTCACCGCCGCTCGTTCCCGCTACAACCTCACTGATGACGGGTTCGACAAGATGGTCTCCCGCATGAAGGAAACTGGCAACTACACGGACGCGGACGCTGCTGCCGCGTGGGTTGCTCAGTCGGCTCCCAAGCCGGTATCCGCCCGTTCGTCCTACGGCCCTCAAGACATTGATCTGTTCGGATCGGGTCGTGAATCGGCGGATGAGCGCGTTCGCCTTCTGCACACCAATCCCGAAAGGTTCTTCGACAGCGAAGTCGAGTCGATCCTTTCGGAAATGGCTGCGTAACCCGGAGTTCAGATAAATGGCTTTCCCCACCACCACCGTTGGCCCGACTCAGAACGGCATTACGCCCTCTGGCGCACTTGGCGCACAGTTGGCGGCGATCACTCGCCGGGCCTTCATCCCCTCTCTCTATGTGCAGATTTACCAATCGCACCCGATGCTTTCGCTGCTGTTCAGCAACGCGAAGGCTGCGAAGGGCGGGGTTAGCCAGTTCACCATTCCGGTGCAGGGCGCTTCCTTCACTTCGTTTGCGTGGGGCTCGTTCGCGGGCGACTTCGCAATGCCGTCCGATCAGGCGGCGATCCAGAACGCTCAGTTCAACCTGAAGTTGGGCATGATCCCGATTGGCTTCTTCGGGATGGAAGCGATCATCCAATCCTCGGAAGTGGTCATTCCGAAACTGCGCGCCGTTATGAATGATGCGAGCATCGTTCTGAAACAGGCTTACGCTCAGGCTCTCTACGCGAATAACTACTCCAACACGAACGCTTGGGACTCCCTGGCGATGGCCTACGACGACGGGACTTTCGTTCCGACGTATGGTGGCATTACCCGTGCAGGTAACTCGTTCTGGGCTGGACAGTTGATCCAGAACGCCGGTTCGGTTCCAACCACTCGCGTTGGTATGGCCACCCTTCTGACCCGTATCCAAAACGGTGCGGGCGGCGAGGCTCCCGACTTCGCGGTCATGAACCCCGCCAATTGGGCGGCTCTGATGACCGACTTCATGAACCTGGAAATGTTCACCACCCGTCCTCGTTCGATCTACGACAAGGACGA